GTTCATCGCACAGCGGCCCGGCGAAAAACTGACGTGGGCACCGCTCGTAATTTCAAAAAATACAGGCATCGGCAAAAGTGCGCTGTCTGAACTTGCGGCGCAGCTACTCGGTGCGCACAATGTCGGCTACGCTGAAAGCGACGACTTGACCGGGCAGCACACAGATTATATTGCAGAAAAACTTTTGGTTGTCGCGCATGAGGTTGAGACAGGTGACAAAAACGTTATGCGCCGACTGAAAAGCCTAATCACCGAACCGCGTGTTCGCGTCATTGCCAAATATGCGCGAACATACGAGACACGTAATTGCGCGAACTTTTTGTTTTTTTCTAACCGCCTTGACGCCATACGCGTTGACGATAACGACAGGCGGCTTTTTGTCGTCTACAATCGCAAAGAGCCGCAGACGCAGGCGTATTACGACACGCTTTTCGAGACGTTCAAAAACTCCGCCGGGCATATTCTCGAATATCTGCGCGGCGTTGACCTGTCAGGGTTCAACCCGCACGCGCGCCCGGCGCACACAGAGGGCCGCAAAATCCTGACTGAGCACAGCGAGTCTGAATTATCGACGTTCTTGCGTGAAGCGTTTGAGCAGAACGCCGGGCCGTTTGCCCGTCAGGTTTTCTCGTCGCGTGAGGTTTTAGATTTTGTGTCGCTCGCTGCGCCTGAATCAGCGCGCCGGTTCGCGTCACAACGCGCCGTCGCTGCGTGGCTTGACGGGCGCAATTTTCACGCGCACGAGTTTCACGAGTACGAAAACGGTATGCGGCGACACTTTCGCGCATGGTCGCGCTTTGAGCGCAAGGCCGATTTTGAGCGCGCGCGGTTGGCGCAGAAAAGTGAAAAGACTGAAAATAAAAACTTTTTGTAAGGGGTAGACGGTGAGTCAGAAAAACGAACGTAGAATCCGAAAAGTTGCCGATGCGGTGCGCGACGCCGTGGCAGAGGGGCAGACTGAGGCCATGACGGCGTTTCTGCGCAGTGCGTGTGAGTGGCCGTTGACTTGGCGCCTGCGCCTTGCGTGGGGCATTTTAACACGGCGTTACGCGGCTAAGATTTCAGACGCCAAAAAATAAACAGGGCAAGCGCAATGCCTGCCCCGATTAGATAGTTTCGGTACGGTTTGAGCTTTTCGACTTGCTGCATAAGCTCTGAATTGACCTTATGCGTCGCGTCGTTTTGTTTGCCAATCTCACGGGCATCGACGGCCACAGAGTCAAGGTCACGGCTTGCTTGCTTGCGCTGTTCGGGCGTCGCCTTTGGGTCATTCAATATCCGCTTGGCGTTTTCGACTTTCAGTGCGATGACCTCGGCCTTGGCCTGTCCGCCGCCCTGAGACGTTGCACAGGCTACCAAAAACAGGCAGATTAGAACCGTGCGCATTTGATTAGCTCCTGATCGCAAGCGAGACAGACGAGAAGAAAGCCGATTAGGTAAACGAGGTTGCGCCCGGTTCGTTTCATTGCGTGTCTTTCTGCCCCTTCACGGCTTTGACAAGTTGAACCACCCCGAACGTCAAAAGCATACCGATAGCCCCGACGGCCATGAAAGCATTGTCAGTCACGACCTTGCCCATAACAGAAAGCGGCACGGGCAAGAACGCGCCAACGATCATGCAAGCCAAACCGACTACGATTCCGATCCATCGGTATTTATTCCGCGAGCTCATTGGTTACTTTTTTGGTGGCATAGTGTTTCCTTATTCAAAATAGTAAATGCGTGTGATTTTGCGTCGGCCATTCCCTGAGTTTGGCACAGAGTATTTTCTGACGCCTTTTTCAAGCCTGAACAATTCGAGCGTCTGCCCGTCGCAATGGGTGTCTAACTGCACGCCGGGGTCGTCTACGTTGAAAGTCAGATTGCCCGCGTCGTCAGTCGCGTAGCCGTCGATTGACTCGAAGTGCTCACCGTTCAAACTGAAAGGTACCGGCTGACCTTTGAGCAATAGTTCAAGGATTTTTTCGCGAATCTTTGGGCCTGCGTATGAGCAATACGAAAGCGGCCCCGCACCTGCGAGACGCGCGAAACGCGTGTCGCCTTTGTTTGCCTCAACCTTTATGTAAAACTTTTCATTGATACAGCCCGCATTTTTCAGCGCGTCGCGGTATTGTTCCCACGTCATCTTGAGGCCGTGCAGGGTGTGAAAATACATATAAAGCGTGGTGAAAAAGCAGGCGTACTTATTGTTCGGGTCTTTGTTCGCGAATTGACTTACGCGAGTTTGCCCGATGTCTTTCTGGGTCAGTGAGCCTATAAGGCTTGCCGCTTTGCTGATTGCTGCCTTAATCATCGTGCGCCCCTCTTGTGGTGCGCTCGTCTGTGCGCCCCTTTTCGTATGCCGCTATCTCGGTTAATGTCAACTCGACCTTGTGCAGGCTCTTTACGGTCTCAGCCTGTTCTTTTGCCATGCTTTCAATCGCTGCCGTCACCCTCGTAAGCTGCTCTTTGCTGCTATCGTTTGCAGTGCGTACTGTCTGCTCGATTCGATTATCGGCTGCGATTCGCTGCAGTCGCTCAGACCTTCCGTTTGCCTCAACGCGCACAGCCCATATGATAACCGTCGCCGCTGCGATTATTTGCGGCCAGTGCTTTTGAAGTAGCTCGTCCATGTTAACTCTCTTAGTACTTTATGCAGACCAGAACAGCAATCTCTGCCGGGCGCGTCTCGTCGCCGGTGCGCGGGGTGCCGTTTACGCCGTCGGTTACCGGAGAACCGGTATTAGTCAATGCAAGCCCGGCCGAGTTTTGTATACTTGAGCCGCCTGCACCAGAAACACCAGAAGAATGAAAATGCCCCTGCAACTGATCGTTGCGTGACGCGCCAACCGTGCCGCCGTTGTACGGCGTGCCGTTCGCGCGTGTCATCGTGCCATGCTCACCAGCGCCGACCATGACGAGGCCGCGAGCGTCGGGGACATTAAATGTAGTACTGCCGTCGCCGGCCCCGTATGTGGTAGAAACGACGGCGAAAAGGTCTGCGTATGTCGCGCGCGAGACTGCTGCGCCGTTGCAAGCAAGATAGCCAGTCGGCGCAGACGCGCCTGCAAATTGAATGTAAGTGCCGGGCTTAACGAAAAGATTTGCGAACGCTGTTTGCGCGGCAGCAATAACGAGGGTTTTAAGTTCAGACCACAAAAGATATTTTAAGACCCCGCCAACGATTTGAAAGAAACCCACATGGTCAGCGTCAACCGGCGTCGCGGCGTCAGCGTCGTTTATGTTTTCGCCGTCGTTTAGATATTCGAGGTTTTCCCAAATTGCCTGATTATTTGCGCGCAAGTGGTCGCCGCGCGCCGCGTCGGTGTCACCGAAAACCGGGGCAGCGCCGCCGGGTAAACTTGGGTCGTCTTGGGGTAGTGCCATTTTAGCCTCTTATTATTTTAGTTTTCACTGCGTCAACGTGTTTAAGGCGCTTCGCGTAGGTCGGATATAAAGATAATTTCAACCGATTCGTCAACGTGTACGACGCGCAGGCGCAAAACAAAGTTTGCGGGTTTAATTCGGCGCAGCACGCCGATGAGCGTTGCGAGGGCGACCGGGCTTTCGGTTAAGAGTTTGACCGATAATTCAAGCTCGCCTGAAAACGTTGATAGGTTGCCCCACGTTGAAAATGTGCCGTAACCTTGCGTTGCGCCGTCAGAGGGTGGCACGGTTTGCGAGCTGAGTGCATAAGTCACCGTTGCCGGGTTTGGTGCCCAAACGGTGATTGCTTCGGGCACGGGCCGCGCACCTGCGGGGTTTACTAAGCCTAAATCGGCGTTCGGTGTCGATGACTTACGCCACGCCGTGCCGTCTGAATAGTACACCGCCCGGCGGTCGCCTGTGCCGTCGTCGTCAACGATACACAAGACCCCGGCAGAGGGCACCGCACCGGGCACGGTCGCCGAAAAGTAAAACGGCGGCACGCCGCCCGTGTCGGGGTAGGCGGGGTCATTTGTTAGCTGCTTGGCGCACCACACAATGTTACCGCCTGACAGATAGCCTCGCGCGTACCATAACGCGTTAGACGGTGCGCGCGCCCAGCCTGAGGGCGCAGCCCATGCACGCGGTGTGTAAACCACGTTTGCGGGCGCGGCGGGTGACGCCGCCGACGAATAGACGATAAAGCCGGTGTCGGCGATTGACGGTTCAAAAATGCCCGCCGACACGCGCGGGATAAAGTCAATGTCAATCCATTGAAAAGGCGGCATCGCGAGCGCGCCAAGGGCGAGCGCGAAATTCTCAATCGCCGACGTAGACCACGAACCCGACACCATTTTGTAAAGCGACGCGGCCTGATTATTCGTGCCGCCAAAAAAAGCAAAGCCGTACCGCGATAAAAGATAATTCAGCCACGGGTTGCGCGGTGTGTCGGGAAAAGTGAAAAGCCACGGCGTCAGAATCATTTGACGCAGTAAATTTTCGTCCGCGACGCGCTGCGCTAAAATCGTATCCCACCACGTAATAAAGTCTTTAGTTTTCTGCGTCGCGCTTTCCCGCGTATTAAAAAAGCCGGGCGGTGTCAGCTTGACAACTGTCGATTTTTCCGCAAGCGTTGCCATTTTTACCCGCTAATTTCGCGTACGGTCACAAAAACTTTTTCGGGGTCAATAAACGCGAAACGGTCAAACCACGACGTATCGTCTGAAAAAAGCACGTCGTCGCGAAAGTTAATAAACTGCCGGTCGTATGGGTCAAGGCTCATCGTCACGGGCGTTTCGTATTCGACGCCAGCGTCTAAAACGATTTCGAGCGACGGGCAAGAATCATAGAAAAGCTGAGGTGTGTTTTTCTTTGTGCTTAGGTCGCTGACTAAATCGCGAATCTGAGCGATGCCGAAAATCGGCGCAATCGGGTCTGTTTGCCCGACGTCACCCGCAAAGTCGATTGCGGTTTCTGTGGGGTACTCATATTCGTCTTGCTCGAAAACGATGGTAGAAACACCGTCAACGCCTGAGAAAAACGACATGAGGCGGCGGATAAAGTACGCGGCAAAGTCATTTGCCTGACTTATTTTTTCGCTCTGCTTCGTGCCGTCAGCGAAGCGCACAAGTATTGTTGCCGTAATGGTCATTTCGACGGCTTGCGCCGGGGTGAAAAAGTAATTCTGCGGCGTGCCTGAAACGTACACCGTGCCGCCTAAAACCGGGTGCGTCGCGCTGCCTTCATTCTGCGCGTTCACGAACTCGAAGCGGCGTGACAGTACGTCAAAAATC